CCCTATAATCCCCCCTCAACCTCACCCTCACCGGATACCCCCCTGTATCCGCCCCCCAGAAAAACTGGCTTCGACCGGTTCTGGGCGGTCTATCCCCGCAAAGTTGGGAAGCAAGCGGCACGAAAATCTTGGAGTAGGCTCAAGCCAAGCGCAGAGCTGACGCAAAGGATTCTTGACGCCGTAGAGTACCAAAAGGGCAGCAGGCAATGGCGGGAGAACAACGGTCAATTCATTCCCAACCCGGCTACCTGGCTCAACCAGGGCCGGTGGGAAGATGAGCTGGTTAAGGAGGATGATCCATTTGCAAGACTTCCCAACAAGGGCCCAATCATCGACAAGCTTCCCTCCGCAACCGACGGATGCTGGGACGACGAGCCGTTTTGATTTCTTCGCAGCACAGCGGAAACGGGCGGAACTTTTCAACGCGACCCCCGGGACGCTGAAAGGCTATCATTGCCCCACGTGCCATGACCGGGGCGGGTACATGACGGTGGAGGAAAATGGGGCGCTGCGGTTTCAGCGCTGCAAATGCCAGAGCATCCGTGACGCCATGGGGGCCATGGACCGCAGCGGAATCCCGCCGGATGCCTTGGCGGCTTGCACCTGGGAGAACTGGAAAACGCCGGAGAACTGGCAGAGGAGAGCACTTGCCATGGCGCAAGACTACGTACAGCAAATCGCGGCGGGAGATCCCTCCTGGTTCATCATCTGCGGGACCCCGGGCTGCGGGAAAACGACGTTATGCACCACCATTTTCCGGGCCATCGTTGAGGGCGGCAAACCTGGCCTGTATGTTTCGTGGCGGGAGTTTGCGCGAAGGGCCAAGGCGGTTGGAAATGACCGGGACGATTTTCGGGAGGAAACCGAACCCTTGAAAAATACGCCGCTGCTCTATCTGGATGACTTCTGGAAGGGGGAAATTCGGCCGGCGGATGTTCACCTGGCATTCGAGCTGATTAACGCGCGATACATCAGCAAAAAGCCCACCATCCTTTCCAGCGAGAACACGCTGGAGGCGATTCTCCGAGGGGATGAGGCCATTGGCTCAAGGCTGTTTGAGATGGCAGGAGGATATTACGTTGACTGTTCCAGAGCAAGGAACTGGCGCACAGCAAGGAGGCAGACATGATTCACAAAGGCGAAATTTACATAACCGACCGATACCGAGGCGGAAAGAAGGACTATGGCAGACCGGTTCTGATCCTCTCTTCCGCCGAGAACAACCGGGAAACCGGATGCGTGGTGGCGGCGCCCTTGGTGTCCCGGGAACGCTACGCGGCGGCGTCCCATATCGCCGTGGAGAGTGTCCAAGGCCAAACCTATGTGGCGGTCCTGGAGCACGTCAAATCGCTGCCGGAGCGCAGCTTGCAGCGCAGAAAGGACTACCTCTCACGGCATGCCATGGCCCGGGTAGAGGGGACCCTCTGCCGCCTATTGGAGCTTTGAGCCATGTGGGAGATCACCGTAAAGCTGCGGCCCATTCCGTCCAGCCTTGAGAATCCCGAAGGAACGCGGGAGGCGATTGCTTGTGACCTGGAGAAATACGGGACCGTGCGTTATGTGGACATCAAAGACAGCGCATTCAAACCAGAACAGATAAAACTGGAGGAGACGACATGATTCTAACCGGCAATGAAATCAAACTCCAACGGGAGGCGGGCAACATCATTATCAGCGATTGGGATGAATCCCGGTTGGGACCAAACAGCTACAACCTGCGGCTGTCCCCCGAGCTGATGGCCTACAAGGAGGCTGTCCTGGACCCGAAGCAGGACAACCGGACGGGGCGGCTGATGCTCCCGGAGGAAGGCTTGGTGCTGCATCCCGGGCGGCTCTACCTGGCCAAAACCATGGAATATACCGAGACCCACAACCTGGTCCCCATGCTGGTGGGCCGGTCCTCCATTGGCCGCCTGGGCATCTTTGTCCACGTGACCGCTGGGTTTGGCGATGTGGGCTTTTCTGGGAACTGGACCTTGGAACTGACCTGCGTGCAGCCGGTGCGGGTGTACCCCGGCATGGAGATTTGCCAGATTTACTACCAGACCACCACCGGCGAGATTTTAAGCCAGTATCATGGAAAGTACCAGGGCAGCCGGGATGTGGTGGCCAGCCGGATCTATCAGGAATTGTCTGGTGGTGATTGAATATGGGAACGCATACAGAAGCAGATAGAGAATTTGAAAGGCGGCGTAGAAAGGTCAGACGGGAGAGCGGCCTATGCACTATCTGCGGAAGAGAAGACGCCTACACAATGGCTGGGAGAGCGATGTGTGAATATTGCAATCAAAAGTCAAGGCGTTGGAGCAAAAACAAAAGAAGCAAACCAGAATACGCAGAAAAAATGAGGGAAGAAAGCCGAAAGCGGTATGCAAAAATGGTCGAAGAAAACATTTGCCCGAATTGCTACAAGAAAAAACCTAATGACGGGCATTCCCTCTGTGAGCGGTGTCGCATAAAGCATAGGAACCGTGCGCGAGAAAAACGAAATCAAGAGGGTCAAAGGACTTGGGAAATGGCGCTGAGTGGAGAAACATGTTTTTTCTGCAAATCTCCAGATGTTGTGCCAGGGAAGAAATTATGCCAGGCTTGCATTGATAAGCGGGTAGCATATTTGCACGGAGGGAAGCAAGGTGAGAGAAAAAAAGAGCGAGATCAAAACCTGCCCGGTGTGCAAGACGAAATTCCTTGCGATCGCTAAAAACGAAATTTATTGCAGCAGAAAGTGCTATATCGCTAAGCGGTATGGAAAGCCAGCGAAGAAGAAGGAGGAAACCCCATGACAAGGAAAGAAATTCTCGCCGCTGCGGAGAAGTGCGTGTGCGGAGATCGGGAACAGGATCACGGAAGCCCAGAAAACAACTTCCGTTTGATTGCGGAATTTTGGCACACCTACCTCAGTGCGAAGTGTGTTGCCGCTGGGGTCCATGTACAGTTAGACCCGGAGGATGTGGCGGCCATGATGGCCTTGCTCAAGATTGCCCGGGCATCTGCAAACCCGGAGCACATTGATAGCTGGATCGATGGCGCGGGGTATATGGCTTGCGGCGGGGAATTGGCGACGCTGGGGGAAAAAGGATTGCGTATCAACAGAGGAGGCCCAGGGATGACGCGGGAAGAAATTGCCATCAAAAGCTGTGAGGATAGAATCAAGCACCTGAAAAGCGCGCCGCCTCACCACTATGGGAAACGGCAGCGAGAAAGAGCCATTGAGCTGGAAAAGGTAAAAATAAAGGCCCTCCGTCCTGTCAGCCGGGAGCGGGTGGAGAAGGTGTGGAGGGGTGAGTGGGAACAGTGTTTTGAGGATTGGAGAAAACAGATTGAAGGCGATAAGTGTTCTCGCTGCGGTTTCGAGCATTACGGCACGAGCATAAAAAAACATCACTTCTGCCCCAGCTGCGGCTCACCCATGACGGGCGAGGCTGTGGAGATGGTAATGGAGAGATTGGAGGCGATTTTCAGTGCGCGGAACGATGATTGAAAAATGCGGCGAATGCCCAAACAAAAAGGTTCATCCGATATTTGGAGGATATTTTTGTGCCCTCATGAAGCGGTCGTTTTGCGGGTTGGAGCCAGATTCGTTTTTAGACTGTGAGAAGGAGGCGCTGAACGATGGCAAGGGCGATTGATGCCAGTGAGTTGATGGTTGAAATCCAGGCATGTAGCTGGGACAGCGAACAGGATAAGGAGCGGGCAGAGGACCTTGTGTTGGGGATGCCCACTCTCACCCCGCCGAACGAGGCGCTGACGCTTGAGGAACTGCGGGGGATGAATGAAGTACCTGTATGGGTTCAAAATTTTGAAGAGCCAGAAAAAAGCCAATGGAGGCTATTATATTGGGACAGAGGAAAATACCTTGTCCTGCAAGGCATATCAGTCCGTGGTTATTTGCTGGAAGAATACGGAGAATCTTGGCTTGCCTACCGCCGCCCGCCGGAGGGAGAGGAGGACACCTGATGGATGTTGAGAAGTTGATTGAGCACTTGGAACGGAGAGGGTTAAGCAACGGAAGTTCGCTGGGACCTCATTCCGGGCTGTACGATGAAGCCGCCGACGCCTTCACCGCCCTGCTGGCCGAAAACGAGAAGCTGCGAGCCGAGCTGTCTCAAATTCGTGAATCTTTAGATTTTGATCGCACAAAAGACGCTGAAATTTTACGGCTTGGAATGGAGTTGGCTCATCTAAAGAAGCATATGGAAAGATTAACTCATAGGCTTGGCAATGGAGAACTTACATGCAATATGGCAAAAGATGATTGCAGGAAAATGGGCGGGGATTGTCAGATAGATAGTAAAATCCTTGACCGCCTTGCTGCTTATGAGGACACGGGACTGGAGCCGGAGAAAATAGAACTGCTGGCAAAGCAGAGAACCCTCCCCGCCGCCGACGTTGCGGAGGTGGTACGCTGTAAAGATTGCCAATATTACCAGGATGCAAAAATCAACAAGAAGGGATTTCTGATTTGCCCAGCATCCGGAATGGAAATTAGTGAAACGGATTATTGTTCTTATGGCACTCGCATGGGCCAGGAGAATAAACATAAAGTCAGATGTGCAAAATGTAGAAAAATAAAAGAAATTGTATGTACAGTGGATGGGAAACCGTGGTGTGAAGATTGTTTTGATAAAGCAATGGGATGTGGGGACCAAGTATGAGACTAATTGATGTTGATGAACTGAAAAAACAAGTAAAAGGACTACCTATAATGAGTAATTGGGGAGAAGCATTCATCCCCCAGCTTATAGACAAGCAACTAATTATTGACCCCGTCCATGTCGCTGGCGGGTGCTATTGCCGAGGATGCGAAAAAGCGACCCAAGGTGGGTCTGGCTATGTTTGGTGCGGTAAGAAAGCTATGCCGCTTAATGGATTTTGTAGCGAAGGCAAGCGAAAGGAGGCGTCACATGATAAATACCCATCCGACCCGTTGTAATATCTGCGGCGGGCCTGTGACCTACGGCTCTAATGCTCGGGTATATGGTCGGGGATACGGTAGTGGATATTGTTATCTCTGTGAGCGGTGCGGCGCCTATGTGGGGACACATAAGCCCCGCCCGTGTGAGGCATTGGGCCTGCTGGCCGACGAGCCAATGCGGACAGGGAAAAAGATGTGTCATGCGCTTTTTGACCCACTCTGGCAGGGAAAACCAAAGGCCCGCAAAAAGCGCAATGACCTTTACCGCTGGCTGGCCCACGAGATGGGCATACCCGTGGAGGATTGCCACTTCGGTTACTTCGATATTAACCAGCTTCGGCAGGCATACATCATCCTGAGAGGTATAAAGGACAAGCAGATGCGGTATGACAACTGCGGGAAAATTTACTTTGAGGAGGCCGACCATGAAGTTTCGGAACCCTCTCTTCGCCCCGACGAAACCGTCGCTCTTGACGAGATCATCGGAGGTGCAGAATGAGAGAAATCCTTTTCAAGGCTAAGCGGCTGGATGGCGAGTGGGTGGAGGGAAGTCTTGTTTGTGCGAATGATCGCTTGAATGCTGGAAAAAAGTATATTCTTCCTGGAACTTCAGACTTTTCTTATGGAGATAACGGAAATCGTATCCGAATTGGGTGCTTTGTTGAGGTATGCCCCTCTACAGTTTGTCAGTACACCGGTCTGACCGACAAGAACGGGAAGAAGATTTTTGAGGGGGATATTCTAAAAATTGCAAAATGTTCTGATGGATTGGGCGGATACTATTCACCGCCACTGGAATATCCAGTCAATGTCGTGGTCAAATGGGACATGTGTGCATGGATGTGGGAAACGCTGGGAGGCGAGAAGTATTATCTTGGTTTCCCGAATGCGTGGTGCCATTATGAATGCGAGATCATCGGCTCCATCCACGACGGGGAGGGCGGACAGCATGAGGGCAATGAATGACAATCTTAGCGATTGACCCAGGGGACAAGCAGAGCGCCTATTGCTTCATAGACAGCGAGGATCTACGTCCGCTGCGGTTTGCTAAAGCAGAAAATGCCGAGGTTCTTTTGGTTCTCCAGTTGGAGGCGTATGATTTTGTAGTCATTGAGCGTTTGGCAAGCTATGGCATGCCGGTTGGACGCAATGTTTTTGAAACCTGCGAATGGGTGGGGAGATTCACGCAAGCAGCACAGAAGCCAGTGGGCTACATATACCGCCAGGATGAAAAACTCCACCTCTGCCATGACAGCAGGGCCAAGGATGCCAATATCCGTCGCGCACTGATTGACCGATTTGCAACCCATGATCTGAAAAACGGGAAGGGAACCAAAAAGAATCCAGATTGGTTCTATGGGTTTTCTTCCGATGTATGGGCGGCGTATGCGGTTGGTATTTCCTACATAGAAACAAAAACTGTAAACAAAGTGTTAAGATCGTCTAACAATTTGACCGAAATGGAGGGCTGCGATATAATTTAGACAGAAAATGGTTTTATACATACGCAGGCAAAGAAAATTTATTTTCTTTGCCGCTATGTATAAAACAGAAGATTTTCTTCCTCCTTCGCCCGGCTCCGAGGCGGTCTCAATATCGGGCGTACCTCCTTTTTCTTTGGGAGCGCAAGACTTGTTCTCGCCTCCCTATCACCCGGCCAGAGCAGATTTTGGTGCAACTCCAAAACGGGTGACCATTCCCAGATGGGGAAATTTGATGGAAGGAGATTGTGCTCCCATCGAATCAGCAAATTGCTTTGCGGCCGCAAAGTGAACCGAAGCACGCGCCATTCGCCATTTCTCTGAAACCTGTGGTCGGAGACGCAGACCATTTCAGAGAAGGTGCGTGCGGAAGTGTAAACAGGCCTGCGGAAAGCCTGACAAAACCCGCAACATACCCCGCAAGGGGTATATGGTCCGCTATCTCAAATGGTCAGAGCGCCCGGCTCATAACCGGGGACATCCTGGTTCGACTCCAGGGCGGACCACCAAAATAGATTTTTATTGATGAGGTTAGTTATGGCTGCACGGTTGACGGATAAGCAGAAAAAGAAAATAGTGGCTGATTATCTGGAATGCCAGTCGGTCAATCTCACTGCCAAACGAAACGGCGTATCGTGGGAAACAGTGAGAAAAGTTTTGGACAAGGCAGGAGACATTGAGGAAAAGTTAGAACAGAAAAAGGAAGAAAATACCGCCGATATCCTGGCCTACATGGAAAGTCGCAGGCAAGCAGTATGCGATATTATTGAGGTAGGACTTGCCGTTCTTCCAGAGAAGATTCAGAATGCACGCAGCGCCGCAGAGGTCACAACGGCACTTGGGACATTGATTGATAAATTCACAGCCTTTGGCGGTGGTCCTGGGAACGATGCCAAGGAGGATGGCTTGAGCCAGAGTTTGAGAGAAATGGCAGAAGGGTTGGAGAGCGATGATTAGTCCACAACAAAAGAAAATCCTTGCGTTCCCATACTCCAAATATGATGCCATTATCTGTGACGGTGCAGTCCGATCGGGCAAAACCTCTATCATGATGTGGGCGTTTGTTCGCTGGGCCATGGAAAACTTTTCTGGTCAGCGGTTTGGTATTTGCGGGAAAACCGTTGATTCATGTTCAAAGAATATCATCGTCCCTTTCACAGCTATGACACTGGCAAAAGAAAAGTATACCATGCGCTGGCGTCGGTCGGAGAAGATACTTGAGGTGCGGCGGGGAACTACGACAAATTGGTTTGAGGTATTCGGCGGCAAGGATGAAAGTAGCGCAGCACTGATCCAAGGGCGAACGCTGGCAGGTGTTTTATTGGATGAGGTTGCGCTTATGCCCCGTTCCTTCGTGGAACAGGCCCTGGCACGTTGTTCTGTGGATGGGAACAAGAAATGGTTCTCCTGCAACCCAGAAAGCCCGCAGCATTGGTTTTATCTGGAATGGATTAAGAAGCATGATAAAAGAAATGCACTGTATCTTCACTTCACCATGCGAGATAACCCAGGGCTGACGGAGAAGGTCATTGAGCAGTATGAATCCATGTTTTCCGGTGTGTTTTATGATCGGTTCATTAGAGGGTTGTGGGTTGTGGCGGAGGGGATGGTATATCCTATGTTTGATGAGAGAAACATTACGGACGAGGTGCCGGAGAGTGGTGAGTATTATATATCCTGTGACTATGGCACATTGAACCCATTTTCCGCCGGATTGTGGTGTTGGGATGGCAAGGTGGCTACACGGGTGCGGGAATACTACTACTCGGGGCGGGATGAGCGCAGTAACAAGACCGACGAGGAATATTATATTGAATTGGAAAAGATGGCTGGTGATTTGCCAGTGAAATCCGTTGTTATTGACCCGTCGGCAGCATCGTTTATTGAGGTCATCCGGCGGCACAAGAGGTTCAGGGTACAAAAGGCAGTCAATGATGTGATTCCGGGGATTGCTACTACGGCCCGATATATCCAAGACGGGACGATCAAGGTATGTCGGAGCTGCAAAGACGCGATCCGGGAGTTCGGCTTGTATCGCTGGGATGAAAAATCCACGGAGGACAAGCCTATCAAGGAGAACGACCACGCCATGGATGATATACGTTACTTCACAATGACCATTCTTCGGCATAAGGTGCGCAAGGCGGGACAACCGCAATATATCCCACTGTGGGAGAGGTGATTTCTTGCTTACATATCAGGATTTACTTGCCGTGGGCAAGGATGAAAAGGACAGGATGGATTTTATCCGGCGAGCTATTAACGAGCACGAAAATAGCAAGGCATATCAAATGGCGGTGGATGCAGAGCTGTATTTTAGGGGCGAGAACCCGACCATCAACCGCTATGAGAAAATTATATACGACATGCAGGGCCGTGCTCATAGGGACATGTATACGGCCAATCATAAAATTGCATCCAGTTTTTTTGGCTTTGATGTGCGGCAGGAGGTTTCTTACCTCTTGGGTAATGGCGTGACATTTCAGGATGATGCAACAAAGGACAAGCTGGGTAAGAAGTTTGACTTGGAAATAGTCAGGGCAGGGAAATACGCACTAATCTCCGGAGTTGCCTTTGGATTTTGGAATCTTGACCATGTAGACGTGTTCAAGCTGCGGGAGTTTGTGCCGCTCTATGATGAGGAAAACGGCGCGTTGATGGCGGGGATCCGCTTCTGGAAAGTGGCAGATGATAAGCCGCTCCGGGCTACGCTGTATGAGGCGGACGGTTACACGGACTACATCCAGCGTAGCGGTGAAGATATGACAGTCAAAAAAGAGAAGCGGTCTTATATCCTGCATCTTCGTAGCACTGAGGCAGATGGGACGGAAATCTACGACGGCGAGAATTATCCGTCCTTCCCGATTGTGCCACTAAAAAATGGTGAAAATGCTCTCTCAGAATTGACAGGGAAGAGAAACACTGTGGATGCCCTTGACCTTTGCACCTCCAACATGGTCAACAATGTGGATGAAGGGAATTTAATCTACTGGGTGCTGACTAACTGCGGTGGTATGGAGGATCTGGATGACGCAAAGTTTTTGGACAAAGTGCGCACGACGCATATCGTTCACGCCGGAGTTGAGGGGGATGAGGGAGCAACAGCCGAACCGCACACCATTGAAGCGCCGTTCAGCGGTACTGAGGCGACCATCGACATGCTCAAACGTAAGCTATACGAAGATTTCCAGGCGTTTGACAGCTCGGCGGTATCAGCTGGCAACCAAACGGCCACGGCCATTGCCGCCAGCTACACGCCTCTTGATCTCAAGGTAGATGACTTTGAGGCCAGCGTAACAGAATTTATTCTTGGGATTCTGGCCTTGGCGGGCATTGACGATGAACCATCCTACACTCGTAGCCGTATCATTAACCGGGCCGAAGAGACGCAGACCATCCTCATGGGCGCGGAGTATTACGACGACGAATATATTACAAAAAAGCTGCTGACCATCAACGGCGACGCCGACCAATACGACGCGCTGATGGAGCGCAAGGCGGAGGAGGAAACAGAGCGGTTGGAAGAAGAAACATTCCCACCGGAGGTGGAAGAGGAAACCGAGGTGACGGAGGATGCCGAAGCCTGATGAAGCCCATCGTCTGACCGAAAAGGAACTGGCCGCGCTGGAAAAGCGTATTGCCAAAGTCTACCGAGAGGCGCGGGACGAGCTTTCCGACGCTATCAAAATTTACTTTGAGCGGTTCCGTGAGCGAGACGAGGAAATGAAAGCCCTGATCGGCACGGAGATAAATGGCAAAGTCTGGACGGAGCAGGACTATAAGCAATGGCGGCTCAACCAGATCGGACGGGGAGAACGGTATCAAGACCTGCGGGAAAAAATCGCTGAGCGTATGACTAAGGCTAATGAGGTAGCGATTGCCTATGTGAACGATGCAACATCTGGCATCTATTCCCTTAACCGCAACTATGCCGCTTACACCATTGAGAGAGTGGCTGGGAATGTGGGATTTACCCTGTGGGATGAATCCACCGTGCGGCGGCTCATTGTGGAAGAGCCTGACTTGATGCCGTATTACCCAAAGAAAAAAGCCCTCAATCGGGGCATTGACCTCAAGTGGGGCAAAAAGCAGGTTACAAAGTCCGTCACCAGTGGGCTTTTGCAGGGAAAGGGCGTGGGGAAGATTGCCACCGACCTGCAAGCCCGTGTGACTGAAATGAACCGGGCCAGCGCCGTGAGAGCGGCGAGAACGGCTATCACGAGCGCCCAGAACGGCGGGAGGATGGACAGTTATAAGGCCGCCTCCGATATAGGCATTAAGGTTAGAAAACGCTGGGTCGCAATCAAGGACGGGCGCACCCGACACGCTCACCAAAAATTGGACGGGCAAACGGTGGCGTGGGATGAGCCGTTTACCTCCGAACTGGGGAAGATACGCTATCCAGGAGACCCGAGGGCAAAACCGGCTAATGTTTATAATTGTCGCTGTACCATGCGAACGGTAGAAGCGCCGGGCATCGAAGCGGAGCCGCGCAAAATGCGTGTGCGCGACCCTAAGACGGGCAAGAATGTGGTCGTGGAAGAAATGACCTATGAGCAATGGGAGAGGTGGGTGAAAAGCCGTGGCTAAAGATTTGGGTGGTGTGGTGTTCAACGATTATAGCGCCGATGTGTTGGAGGCTATGCACGATGCTGTTGTACAGGCATTGGAGCGGTGCGGGGAACAGGCGGAAGGATATGCCAAAGACCTGGCTCCTGTTGACACTGGCAACCTTCGCAACAGCATCACCCATCAAGTGGACGATGGTGAAAGCGCTGTTTACATCGGAAGTAACGTAGAGTATGCCACTTATGTGGAGCTGGGCACCGGCAAATACGCCGAGGGTGGCCGCCCCACACCGTGGGTCTATCAGGACGCCGAGGGCAACTGGCACTGGACAGCAGGCAACCCGGCGCAGCCATTTTTGAAACCGGCGGTGGCTGACCACGCCCAAACCTACCGAAATATTATTGAGGATGAGATGAAGAATGGATGAAAAAACAATTAAAAAATAAATTCCGCTTTGTACAACAAAGAATGCGTTGAATTTAGACCTGTCAAGGATGGAATAAGAATTGTTCGGGTTAGACGAGAAGTAATTGGAACAATAAAAGAAGATTTGATTGATTTTACAAAAGAAAAATGATAAAATAAATACATAGCAATTGAATATTGTTCCTGTCTATAAGTGTTTAGGCAGAAGGGCTAAGTGGAGCTGATTTGCAAGAATTTCTTGTAAATTGGCTCCTTTTTCTTTTTGGTAAACACCGCAGAGGACAGCGGTTTTTATATCACAGTCGCCCCCGAAGCACTGGGGCCGAAGAAAAGGAGACTGATTATGGCACTCACCAGACGCGCCCTCAAGGCTATGGGCATTGAGGACGAGAAAATCGACGAGATCATCAATATGCACACCGAAACCGTGGAGGGCCTGAAAGCCGATGTGGCAAAGTATAAGGCCGATGCGGAAACACTGCCCGAGGTACAGCGGCAGCTCGAAAAAGCGCAGAATGACCTTGAGGCTGGAAAGAAGGACAGTTGGAAGGTTAAATACGAGGCCATCAAAGAGGAATTTGAGGGCTACAAGAGCGAACAGGCCAAGAAGGAGACCCGCGCCGCCAAGGAAAAGGCATACCGGGAACTTCTGAAACAAGCCGGGGTGAGCGACAAACGCCTTGATGCCGTGCTTCGTGTGTCTGATGTGGACCGCGTGGAGCTGGATGACAAGGGTGCTGTCAAGGATGTGGACAAGCTCACAGAAAGCATCAAAAGTGAGTGGGCGGATTTTATCCAAACCACAACCACCCAGGGAGCGCAGACTGCCGCACCTCCTGTAAATAGCGGCGGGAACGCCATGACCAAAGCGGACATTTACAAAAAGGACGATCATGGCCGATATGTATTGTCTGCATCTGAGCGTCAAAAGGCGCTTATCGAAAATCATAAAACATGAAAGGATGAATTAAATGGCAGCTACTAAAGTTGAGAGCTTTGAAAATCCCCGTGATTCGCTGCCGAACTCTTATAACAGTGTTTCGGCTCGTGAGGAAGATTTTGTTACCCGATTTAACGACAACTGGGAGGCGCTGCGCACCATTATGGGCATCATGCGGCCCATCCGAAAGACCCCTGGCACGCAGCTGATCTCTTACACGGCTGATGTTACATTGGAGGATGGTGACGTTGACCCCGGTAATGTGATCCCGTACAGCAAGGCCACCATTACTCAGGCGACAAAGGCTGACTTGGCCATCAAGAAGTATGCCAAGGCAGTCCCCATCGAGGACGTGGACAAGTATGGTACGGAAATTGCCGTGGAAAAGAGCGACGACGCTTTCCTGACCAAATTGCAAAACGTGGTGCTGGGTGATTTCTACACCTTCCTGAACACTGGTTCTTTGACGGGAACCGCCACCACTTGGCAGGCCGCACTTGCAAAGGCCCAAGGCGAGGTGCTGAATAAATTCGCAGGCATGGCAAAGGACGTGACCTCTGTCGTCGGGTTTGCGAATATCCTGGATGCTTACGATTACCTGGGCGCGGCGGACATCACTGTGCAGACCCAGTTTGGCATCAACTACGTCAAGGACTTCATGGGATATTCCACCCTGTTCCTGCTTCCCGCTACCGTTTCTGGTAATACCGCCATTGCGCGGAACACTGTAATCGCTACTCCCGTTGAAAACATTGATCTTTATTATGCAGATCCTGGTGACAACGAATTTGCGCGGCTCGGGCTGAATTACACCGTGCAGGGTGAAACCAACCTGATCGGATTCCATGCTCAGGGGAACTACAGCACCGCTGTTGGCGAGAGCTACGCCATTATGGGCATGAAACTGTGGGCTGAGTATTTGGATGGCATTGCCAAAATTACTGTATCGCCGGGGGGTTAATTGGGTCTGACATCTTAACGCTATTCCCCAGCAGTCAGACCCTATTGGGGAAGCAGGTTTCTGATTTAGTCGGCGATGATCTGGCGGTAAAGGCTGACGGATCTGTGATTGGAACATTTCATCATGTTTCTGATTATACGGAGTTCAGCAGCGAGCCGGACGAGCAGAGCGGGTATTACTTCCCGTTCCATCTGACCAAGACAGGAACCAAAATGACCTTCAAGAAAAACGGTTCTCCCACAAAGGAAAACATCCCGTTTGACGCAGATATTGTCTTCCGGGTGGCCAAGGATGACACCTTCGAGATTCTTGTTGATGATTCCAGCGTGGTGAAATTTACCTTTACAGGGGCAACGTTTGAACCGCAAGCCAAAACGAAAGCCCGGGCAAAGAAATAAAAGGAGGGCGGCGTGATGCTGGAGCAAGTTTTGCAACACCTGAACAACTGGTTTTTGGTGCCTGATGGCATTCACTCCGGAGAGTTCACCGTGCAGGACGGCGGCATTACGCTGCCCTTCCTGCAAACAGGGCAGTATTTCCGGGTGGTGGGGTCTGTCTTTAATGATGGCCTCCACCAATACCCGGCAAAGGACATGACCGAGGAAACATTTGATGGCGCTGTGTGGGCGCTGGCGGTGCCGAAAGCGGTCATCTCTCTTGCAGATGAAATTGCTGCCTGGGACGAGAAAAATGGCGTCCCTGGCCCATATACCAGTGAGAGTTTTGGTGGTTATTCGTATAGCAAAGCTACCAATGCAAGTGGCGTGGCTGTGGGATGGCAGGATGTTTTCAAGGGCCGCCTGAATACTTGGCGGAGGATCGGAGGTATTATATGAGTTTGTTGGATGATTTTGCTCGTACCTGTATTCTGTTGGAAAAGAAGCGTGTCCCCGATGGCGCGGGCGGTTACATCGTGGAGTGGACAGAGGGCGCAGAGTTTACCAATTATCAAGCCCTTGATACTTCCATGGAAGCCCGCATTGCCGAAAAACAGGGCGTGACAAGCCTCTATTCCGCCTTGGTGGACAAGGCTGTACCCATTGAGTACAACGACGTATTCAAGGACAAGGGTACAGGCGAAACCTATCGCGTAACCTCCAACCCGGAGGACAAGCAGGCCCCACGCTCCTCCACGCTGCCGCTGAAATACTTCACGGCAGAAAGGTGGGCGCTGACCACATGACTAAAAATAAAGCCCTCTATGCTTGGTTTAACGAGTTCATGCCCTTCTACCGGGCCAGCTCTGTGCCTAACGATGTGGTCATGCCCTACGGCACATACGAGTACACTGACGGGGCCTTTGACGCCGGGGAGATCGGCCTGACAGTCAACCTATGGTTTCGCACGGAGAGCGAGGCTATTCCAGATGAAAAGGCACAAGAGCTATCAAAGAAAATCGGATATGGTGGCATACAAATTCCGTGCGATGGTGGGTTTATCTGGATCAAGCGGGGGTCACCTTGGTGTCAGAGTCTTACATACCAGGAAGATCCAGCTGTTAAACGCCGATACATAAATATAACTGCGGAATATTTCACACTAAATTAAGGGAGTGAACTATATATGAAATTTACACGTATTCCGGAAACTACATTTCAGAAGTTACAGCTGAATGCTGGAATTTTGCTGTCTGATTTTACCCCAGGGACTGGAACTGTGGAAGAAGAGGATATTCTTGGAGCAACGTCTGGCGGGGTAAATTTTGTTGCAACGCCAGAATTCTCTGACTTTGGAGAGGATATTGATAATGCCCCGGTCAATGTTCTTGAATTAAAGCGTCTTGATAGCTGGGAGGTTACCATGTCCGGTACGTTCGTGACCGTTGATGTAAACCTTGCAAAAACATTGGTTGGGATTGCGGATATTGACACATCGGACAAAACCCTTGTTAAACCACGCAATGATCTTTTAACGACTGATTTCAAAGACATTTGGTGGGTGGGAGATTACTCAGACAAGACGGGGGCAACAAATGGTGGGTTTGTCGCAATTCATATGTTGAACGGCCTGTCCACAGGGGGATTCCAGCTGCAAAGCGGAAACAAAGAAAAGGGACAATTTGAGTTTGAATTTACAGGGCATTACTCCCTTGCGGAACAAAGCAGAGTGCCTTTTGAGGTTTATATTAAGGCTGGGACAGCGGAAGCGGGTGAGTCTTGATGAAAATTTCTGAACTTTCCACAGATCGGGCATTGGACGTCCTGTGCGAACTGACTCCTTACATTGCAAACATTACAGGGGACAAGGCACTGCTGGACGAATTGGGTAAGAAATTTGATACAAAAGGAAAGAATGTCGCAGAAATGTACACATTTGCGGCGCAAAAGTGTGCGGCATTGGCGCCGGTTTTACTAAAAGCGCATCGAGCGGATATTTTCGGGGTTCTGGCTGTACTGAATGAAACTTCGGCAGAGGAAATTGGGAAACAGAACGTAGGAACAACGATCAAACAGATTAGAGAGTTGTTTCAAGATCGGGAGCTCCTGACTTTTTTCAAATCGTGGCAGCAGGAGGAAGAGACAAAATAATTCTATCTCTGCTGTCAGCACCCAAAATGAGCGGGAGTTCTTATATTTCTGTCCTTCCAACGCTAATAAAAAATACGATCAAAAAAGAACTATACGATATTTATATCACAGATTCTTTGCGTGTAATTGGGGAAAATACAGCCAAGTATGCGGGGGGAAGCTATATCAAGAAACGATGGGTTTCATTTATCGAGGACAATCCCCAAAAAGAGCAAACGGGAGAAGAAATTGTTGCGCAAGTGATTGAAAAAACCGGATTGAGACTTATTTCCTCTACATAAGTGGTTGTGGAGAAGGGCTAAGCGGTGCCATTTCAGATGGGAGGTGGAACCGATTAACCTATTTGATCTTTACGCAAAGATATCACTGGATACCAGTGAGTATGATTCTGGGATTAAGAAAGTATCCCAGGGGGGAGAAGCAACCTCTAAGAGCCTGGGATCAAAGCTCGCAAGCGCAGGAAAAACCGCAGCAAAGGGACTTGCTGTGGTTGGAGGAGCAGCAACCGCTCTGGTTGGCGGATTGTTGGCAGTGGATTCTGCAACGGAAGAATATAGGATTGCGCAGGGGAAATTAAACACAGCCTTTGACGCTGCCGGGATGAGCGCCGGCGCAGCGAAGCAGGCATACAGTGCATTTTATGGAATCCTTGGCGATACAGACACAGCCACAGAGGCGTCCCAGCTGTTAGCAAAGCTTGCCCTTAGTGAACAGGATATTGCTACCTGGACTGATATTGCAGCGGGAGTTTTTGGTACCTTCGGCGACTCTCTTCCCATTGAAGGTCTGATTGAATCCGCGAATGAAACAGCAAAAGTCGGCCAAGTAACAGGATCTCTGGCTGATGCCCTTAATTGGGCAGGAATCAGCGAAGATGATTTCAATAAAAAATTGGCGGCTTGCACCACAGAGAGCGAGCGGAATCAACTCATTATGGATACCCTTGCGGGCACCTATGAGGAAGCCAGTGACGCATTTTATAGAAACAATGACGCGTTGGTACAATCCAGGTCTGCACAGCAGCAAGTGCAAGATGCAATGGCACAGATTGGAGGCGCGGTCTCTCAGGTTAAAACGGCGCTTTTAACAGAATTTGCACCGGCCTTGGCGGCGGTTGCCCCCCAGATTGCAAATTTTATTTCTGGGATTGATGTTTCTTCTCTTGTCAATGGGTTCTCTCAGTTTGTGGGATTTTTTGTGAATAACGGCCCCACAATCATTTCTGCGGTTGCGGGAATTGGCGCGGCATTTGCTACTTGGAAAGTGACCTCCTTGATCTCTGGGATTGTTTCCTCTCTCACCAGCTTGTTTGTCCCGGCGACGGTTGCAGCGACAACAGCACAACAAGGGCTAAATGTGGCAATGAAAGCCAACCCAATTGGCGCGATCATTACATTGGTGGTTTCTCTTGTTACCGCGATTGTTACCCTGTGGACAACGAATGAAGGGTTCCGAGATGCCGTTGGCGCAATTTGGGAAGCAATTAAAGGATTTTTCCTTTCGGCCAAAGACGCCATTGTAGCTGCGTGGAGTACGGTGAAGGACTTCTTTTCCGGGGTATGGGAAGGGATTAAGGGAGCTTTTTCCGCTGTCAAGGAATTTTTCAGTGAAAGATTCCAGCAGGCGCGGCAGGCGTCAGAGGCGGCTTGGGATGGAATTTCCAGCTTCTTTTCTTCTGTATGGGAAGGAATTAAAAGTGTTTTTTCTGCGGTTCGAGATTTCTTTAGTGAGAAATTTCAGTCTGCAAAAGAAGCCGCTCAGTCTGCATGGGATGGGATCACAAATTTCTTTAGTGGGGTTTGGGAAGACATAAAAGGCGTTTTTTCGAATGCGTTCAATGCGTTTTTAGACATTGGAAGCGCCATTGTGAATGGGATTAAAAACGGAATATCAAGAGGATGGAGTGCTTTAACCGGTTGGGTAAGTGATAAAGCAAAAAGTTTGCTGAATGCAGCTAAGAGTGCCCTTGGGATAAACAGTCCTTCCAGAGCGTTTCGAGATGTTGTGGGTATGATGATCCCAGCGGGCATTGCGGTTGGAGTTGACAAGGGGATGCCATCTGCGCTTGATGCTATGTCAAACATGGCAAATCGGCTTTTAGAAGCGGGAAGTGTTGAGGTCCCGGAACCGGCTATCAGAGATGTAAACGCACTTGATATGGCGAGAGTTAGTTTTTCTGACTCTGGTATTGGAAGATCCTCTGCGGGGATAATCAATGGAATCTCTTCCGCAGTGCAAAATTCAGGACAGAATGGGCCGATTACACTCAATCTTGTTCTCCCGGATGGGACGAAGCTGGCGACATATCTGTTTGACCCATTGACAAAGTATGCAAAAGCAAACGGAACTCCCATTCTGAATCCGACGTGAGGAAGGTTATGACACAACTTATTTTAGACACAACTGGATACAACATGATCTTGCCAGAAAGCATAAAGGGCGGCTATGTGGTGGAAGAACAGGCGTTGTCTGTTGATGTGGAAATGATTACAGGTCGGATTGTTCGTCAACTGAGAGGAAATGCCTGGCATATTACATATCAGTATGGTTTTTTTGATGATGATACGAAAAATAAATTGATTTCAGTGTGCCGAAAGGGAAAAAGACAAGCAATTACGTGTGGTTTTTTGCCTCCGGATTCCTCTGGAACACTCTTTTATTCAAACTTTCTTGTCATGGCCTTTACGTACCCTAAATTCATGTGGAGTCAGATGCTTCCGGGAGAAAATGGGGATACCGCAAGGCCGCTTTGGGGGGATTTTTCCCTGGAGTTACGAGAGGTGAGGCCGCATGATTGACAGCTCTTCTACCTATAAATTGGCGGTTTATGGGGATGCCAGGCGCGTTGTCCTTCGGGCTGTGATTGATATCAGCAGCCCGGATATTGTATTTGGCGTCGTGAACTCGGATGGAGAGGACGATTTCAGCGTCCCAGGGCAGGTTTATGACCATGTATTTGAGATTGTTCCTTATGCAACATTGGAACGGAATCGGTTTATTTTGAACGGTGAATTCAATCTTTTCCCAAGGGCAGAGGTCGACCAGGTCGGGTTTATTGGAGCGTCTTTGTCCAAGGAAGACGGAACATTTTCTTCCCCGGTTTATGTGGAAGAGACATTTTCCAATGTATTAATTTTGCAGGCATGTTCTGTCGTTTTCCCCACCGCAGTATGGGACGGATATCCCGTTGACTTTAAGATTGAAGTGAAACAGGGAAGCACAGCATATTTTGTAAAAGAATTTAAGGGGAATACAAAGCGGGAAATTAATGTGGATGGGTTTACAGTAAATAATCCAGACGCCATTCGGGTTACTGTTACGAAGTGGTCTCTGCCATATAGAAGACTGCGGGTTGTTGAGATCATCCCCGGCATCTATGAGGAATGGGATGGCAATGTAATCGCGGAATTCAGCTTGAAACACCAGGGGGATATTTCTTGCTTATCCCTTCCGTATGGAACATGTACGATCAAGATGGATAATTTAGACCGGCGATTTGAACCAAGGAATAAAGCGGGTGTTTTTAAGTCGATTGAAGAACGACAGGCCATAGACATTTCTATGGGAATTCGTCTCCCAGACGGGACGGACGAGTATAAGAGCGTCGGGATGTTTTATCAGTATTCTGGAGGATGGAAGACCAGCGATAACGGATTGACCATGCAATGGGACCTGGTAGACATCATTGGCCTCCTGCAATCCAGAGAATTTATTGTTCCAGATTCTTTGCCAGAGACGTTGGAAGGATGGGTCGCTGCTATCGTGGCGCAGCTTGGAGTGAACTTTGAAAACCGATATACAGTGGACACAAATTATGCGGATACCGCGTTGATCGTTTCAAATGAGGAAGACGTTTCTGGTGTAACCTGTGGAGACCTCCTTTTATGGGTATGTATGGCCTCTGCCACTTGGCCAAGAGCAGACGCAGAAACAGGGAAACTTGCTGTCGAACCTCTATGGAATCAAGGAGATAAAATTACGTTGGAAAATTTGATTTCCTATCCCACAATGAAAGCAAATCCCGATGTTGCTGCGATCATTTTCACCTTAAATGACGGGAACGACACAAAATATGTTATTTCCGGCAATTCAACCTCATCAAGTGAGACAAAGTCCGTAGACAACCCCTTTATCAAAACAAAGGAGCAGGCGCTTGCCGCTGCGCGTCTTATGTTGTCTACCTTTGGCGGAAACCAATATGAAATTTCAAACTGTGGGAATCCGGCGTCCGAAGTTGGAGACGTTGATACAATTTGGCTGGATGAATCCAATGCCACGACGGCGCGTCGGATTCAGCAGGACCTCTCTTTTTCGAGCGGGGTGCTATCTAATTGCACAAGCGTTTTGCTCCAGGCAGACGGTGCGTTTCTTTTCCAGAACCGGGAAGTCATTACTTCGTCAGGGACATGGACAGCGCCGGACGGAGTTCTAAAATTACGTGCCATCCTTGTAAATGGTGGGTCTGGTGGAGGAACCGGGACCGATGGTTCTTGGGATGAAGCCGGTACAGATGGAACAGACGGACAGGGTGGCCTTGTTTGGGCAGAAACAATCGAAATTAACCCCAATCAGGTGTTCAATGTGGAGATTGGTCGAGGTGGCGCTCCTGGAGAATCTGGTGGGGTAACAAAATTCGGCGCATATTCTGCCGCAGATGGACAAAATTTTGACCCTAACTATACAGACATTGCGTCGGGGGATGCCTTTGCAAGAGATGGGGTTCAACTTCCGACTGCAAATACAGGAGACGGTGGAAAAGGTGGCGCCGGGGGCGTGAAAGGAAATAGACGTGAAGAGAGCGGCACAGATGAGGAAGGTAATTCCTGGAGCAGGACTGTGATCGACAACTACCCCGGAGAAGGAGAAGAAGGTGTGCCTGGAGCTTCCGGGTGCGTCATTTTATATTGGGATATACAGTAGAGAATGGACTTTTTGGCCGGTATCTGGGGGGTGATCTAAATGGCAGAAGAGTGGTCTCCTATTGTGATCTCAGCGACGTTCACGCCAGTGACTGCAAATGTCGGGGATTCTGTATTGCTCCAAGTGATCGTACTTGATGTGCAGACGATAGAGCAAGAAGAGATCAGAGTGTCGGGTGAGTTTCAAAGTGGGGAGGTGTAATTCATGTCGATAACTACGGTAAAAGCGACGTTTGATGGACAGGAATACACTCTTACATTTAATGAAACGACAAGGAAATATGAGACTGTCATTGTTCCGGCCAAAACCTCTCACAATGAAGAAGGGGGATATTTCAACACAGAAATAACCGCGACGAATGACAAGGGCGTTTCCACCACAACGGATGGGACGAATATCCCTGGGCTTCGGTTGACGGTGCAAGAGGAAGTCCCCCCGACTATTCTGCTATTATCTCCGGCAGAAGGGATATTGACAACCAATGTTCCGACCTTTGTTGTAGAAGCATTTGACGAGGAGAACGGCTCCGGGATTGATCCATCCTCTCTTTCCATGCTGATTGATGGGGTCGAGGGAGATATTTCCACGCAGGCCACGGAGAAAGGTTATCAGTTCACCTATACTCCACGAAATGAACTGAGCGAAGGGAATCACAGCTTGACCGCCTCCATCCAGGACAACGACGGGAATCAAGCCAGTTTATCTTCGGTTTACATTGTAGACACGGTTCCTCCTGAGCTGACTGTGCATGAGTACAGGCAAATCGTTGACGATGAATCTATTACGGTGGAAGGGGTAACAAAGGATGTGACGACATCTCCTGTCACCTTGCTTGTGGGAGGGGAGGAAGCGGCTATTGATGAACACGGACAGTTCTCACATACGGTGCCGCTTCGCGTGGGGGAGAACTACATCACAGTTACCGCAACGGACAAAGCAGGTCTGTCCTCTTCTTTTCGGCTTTATGTCATACGGCTCATTACAGACCGTAGCCAGGCGGACATTGAGGAACTTCTTACGATTTTATCCAAAGAAGATCAGACAGAAGAAGAACTAATTCAGCTTGCACAGACAAGCTATAAGGGAGCATATAACGAAACTGATATGAACCGGGTTACAACGGCTGCCGAGTTCCTTTCAGATAGTTTGTTTTCCCGTGGATATGTAAACCCGTATGTTCCAGTCAATCCAGAACCGGGCAGAGATTATTGGGTGAAAGAGGACAAGTCAACATTAGAGCAATCTGAGGGATATGTTTCTAACGTTAAACGGATCCGAGATACTTTCCCCTTTGTACCTGATCTTCCAGAAGCCCCCTCTGATATGCAGAGTTTCACCTTCCAGGAAGCGAACAATTTGGAAAAGATCCTTGTCCAAGTAGAATCCATGTTCCAATGGATGGATAAATCCTATCTCATGGCGGGAGAGGCCATGTGCGGAGAATTTTAAGAAAGGGTGTGTTTTAGTGCAAGACGCCATTATGAAAGGGAGCGGGAATTCACGATACCTAAAGACAGTAGGGGAAGCCTTGTCCCTCTATCCAACCTATGAGGACTTTTTGCAGGCCATGATTTCCGGGACATTTCCCGTAGATTTCAATGGGATCAACAAGGATGGTTGGACCCAGCTGGGAACCCCTCTAAACAAAGCAAACCTTCTCTCAGATACGGTGATCTCCACACTGGGTCTTTCCACAGGAGTGAATTCAACCCCTAACGATGCGTTCAATGTCCTTGCAAACATCGGCAACGTCCATGTGTGGAGGAAGACGGTGGTTGCAGAGGAGGAGGTTCCGGCAGGGTATACGTTGGGACCTGTTGAATCTAACAAAGTCTTGGCGCAATCTTCCTCAAACTGGGGCAATAGTTATGCGGCTTTCACCGTTGCAAGCAGCATTACTGTTGATGATGGTGGCAACGTAACGATGAACGATACTTCGGGGGTAGAGATTTGGCAAGGCTATTTTGATCCGAATAAAGGCGAGGATAATCTTTTAGGGAAATTTATTCAATTTTCTCATATTTCTGCCGATCACATTTCGTCTGATTTGGAAACGGGAGTATATTTCATTCCCAGTAACGCCACTTTTATCCGCGATCACAGCAGCGC